CTTTTATCTTAATCAAGCACCTTGGTCAGGGATGCTTGAAACTTGTTCCAGGGTCCATGCTTGCTTGTCTGTTGGAGGAGGGCTTTGCTTGCTTGTCCGTTGACCGTGCTCGTTGGTCCACGGTGCTTGAGTCTTTGCTCGCTTGTTGATTGAGTTGCTTGTAGCTTGGCGCCCGGACCAGGTACAGGCGGAAGCCACTCCCCAGTCCAGACATTAGTGTTTTGCATAAACCACGTTAGAGACTGATCGGTCCCAGCATGCGCGACAGCTCCGACACTTGCCGCCTTGGTCAGGGGCCGGACATGTTTTTGTTGTAGTTGATACAGTCGACGTCCAGGGCCACCAGCTCGGGGCCGGTCCGTCAACCTTTGTTGCGGAGATTCTGATTAATAAATTCTTTGGTATGATATCCGGGTCCATCAGGGCCAGCAGGCGGTGCTCCCGGGTTGGCAGCCAGTGTCTGGCGTCCGGTGTGTTCTTGGCCACTTCGAATATATTCTTGAGATGCGCCGGGCCTTGCAGGTCTCCTGAGTCATGCCAGCGGAAGTACTTGTGGCCGGTGATTAATGTTGTCATAGCCTGGACCCAGTCAGGGCGCAGCAGGGCTCCCAGCCTCCGGGCCATTGCGCGCTTGGTTGTTTTGAATCTGTATCTACCTTTTAAGGCATAGCAGCCATGGCACGTGGTCCCCGGCTGTCTGGCCAGTATGGAGCCCACGTTGCATTTTGTTGCGGGTAAATTTATTGAATAGCAGGGCATCTTGCCCGGCGTGCTCAGTCCTCCGACGATCTTACTTGCTTCTTTCTTTAACATATAATTTTATACTATGTAATTGTGGCGCTTGTTTGTTGCTCGCTTGTGTCTGGCCTCCGCTCGTGACTCCCGGAGCTTCAAGGGCTCGAGTGCTCGCTTGTTGATCGTGATCCGGGGTCCAAACTTGGACCATCCATGGCTCATGATCTTGAGCTCAGCCGCGATGGTTTGAAGCTGTGGCCCGGATGCATGTTTAACTTCTATTGTGAATTGTTTCATTTATCAAACCAGCCTGAAACTACTTCATACTCAAGCCAGCCATTGGCTTCATCCACACCCATCATAAAAAATTTTGCTTCTTCTTCATTTTTAAATGTGTAGCTTTTTGTTTTGTCTTTGTCTGTTCCCCATTTAATAGTTATTTCTTTCATGTTTTTATCCTACTTTTTAATTGTGTCTGTTTCAGGGCGCTCGCGTGTTGCTTGCTTGTGATTTTCTTCAGGAAAGCCCGGCACCGCTTAACGTAGCTCGGCGGGAGCTCTTCATCCGCCGAGATAAAATATTTTAATAAATTAAGATTAGTCAAGTAGCACCATATACTCTTTAGCAAAGTACTGTCTAAACCAGTCCAAACCATTACGTACTAGTTGCCAGTCATTCTGGTGTTCACTGATCCCTGGTGGTTGGCCCGTCGCCGAGTCTTTACGCTCCGCCTTTAGATTCAATTCAATAGTTTTATCATATATAACCGCCGCGAATTCGGGAAGTTCTATCGATTGACCACTGAATGGATTTTGTCTTGTTACCATTTCTGTGCTTACTTCACCCGCTGTTAAATCATACGGGGTCTTATATTTTTTTCCTTTATATTCTACTACTTTCATGTTTCCTTTCATTGTTAGCGCTGGCCCTGGAGATCATGAACTGTTACACAACGTGCACCAGGGCCTGCAATGATTTCACAAATTTATTGCACCGGGAAATCATCAAACGAGGGCAAGACTGTATCCTATCATATCTGGGACAGACTTGTCAAGCTTGTTGCTCGCTTGTTGCTGGCTCTTTTTTAATTTTTTTCTTTTTTTTTACTCAGGTGTATAGAGTTGTATTATTATTTAGCCTCCAGGCAACAAGGGCCGCGCTCCATCCCTTTGGTTTTCATATTCAAGGTTATACACCAGTCCCTCTGGGTTATGTGATTCCGACCCATTGGCCCAGTGACTTCGATTCATCCGTCGATGAGGAGAGGTCACTTGACCCGGGATCCAATTCCACCCTTTCGTTTGTTACATAGACACTTATTAATGTGCCAGCGTAATTGGATCTCGGCTCAAGGGCGCGCTCAATTAATAGTCTGTGAAGAAAAATAATAGTCACGCGCCAGTGGCATTCGAATTCTATTTTAAAACCATCCCAACACAGTAAAACCTAATACTAAATAAAGAATAGTTATACCTATTATAAACATTTTAAATTCCATTCAATCCCATATAATCCCTTGACTTTTAAATGTCAAGGGTATAAATTTAGTTTTTTAACTAAAGGAGAAATAAATGGCTAGAGTAAGAAATAATCAAGGACATAGGTCAAAGATACTAAATGTATTTATGCGACCTTATCTTGAACAAGAACACACACAAGAAAAAGAGGCATTTGACCAAGCAAGAGAAACTATCAAACCTCTCCAAGATAAAACATGGCAAGTTGCGAGAACAATTGTTAGACGACATTATACTGATGATGATGTAAAAAAAGCACGTTATCTTCAAGATAAATTTCCTAACGTGAATACTATTGCCAAAGATAGTTGCTTTCATTTTGGGTATATGAATAAAGCTGATGGAAATGAAAGTAATGATGATGGCGAGTATGGTAGAGAAAATCGCCATAGTGATAATGATGACGAAACTGATAAATACATCACAAAGCATTTTGATTTTCGACTTGATGGAAATATAAATGGTTCAGAAAATAGTAGGCAAAATGATTTTGCTTATGCTTATTTTCGTGATGAACTAAAGGGCAAAGTTAATAAAGGGGAAAAATGCAATCCAGATATTAACATTGAACAAAAATGGGGAAATGGTAGTGGCGAAGAAAATCACTCTAATCCTCATTGGACACAAGTTGACCAAGCAAATGAAAGGGAACTTGGTTTGAGTGGTGGCAAAGAAAATCAAACTTGCTATGCACGTGAGTGGAATAATGATTATGAACTTGATTTGATTGGTCGTGAATATTGTCGTGATAGACAAATTGGTTGCGATCAAAAAGAGTTTGCAATCTTGATGACTTGGCAACAAGCTAAACAACAACTTATCATGACACATACTAAATGGATAGAAACTATTTTAGAACAATGCAAAGTTTTAAAAGTTGGTTTGAGAGATCATATCTATTTAGAGCAATCAATTGATATGGCAAAGAAAATGGGTTTGACAATAAATGAAACCGATATTCTTGCAACTACATCAAAAGGAATTGTAGTTTCAAATCAAGACATATTAAATCATTTGGCTAGTCTTAAAAATAAGACGCAAACTAGAGATCAAAAAATCGCTTTGCGAAGAATATACGACCAACAACAAGTAAAATAACCATTTGACATTAGTGGGATAATAGTCCATTATCCCACAATGGACACATCAATAAAAAACAATCAAAAGTTCAAAATCAAATACACTAAACAAGATGGCGAAGAAGTTAGACGTTTCGGCATTTTGACTGACAACTGTCGTGGCTTTGGAAATAGAAAAATAGACAGTCAACCTTTTTTACATTATTACGATTTAGATAAAAAAGGATATAGATACGCAACCAATTGGGAGGTATTATGAGTGATATAAAAATACAAGGTAATAATTTGTTTGCTACTTTTAAAACAGAAAAAGAGTTAACTGATTATGTTGACCAACATATCCCAGAAGAAAAAAGACTTTTATATATGGGAATTATGTTTGGGAGTAATTACACCGCTCACCAAGTCAATGAAACATTTGACCTAACATATAAAAAGGATAGAAAATGAAACAAATAAAAAAGACAGTTGATAATCATTTACCTAAATGGTTGCACTCGCGATTTTTGAGTGCAATCGATTTTATCTGGCAAGTAAGAGGGCAAGGCAAAGAAGAAACTCTTAAACGAGTTGATAAAGTTTGGAGTAGTGGAGTATTCACAGATGAAGAAATGTCGTGGATTATGTTAATGTTAATTATCCCTAAAGCGCATAACTTAATTAAGAATTCAGACGAGTGGCGCAACTTTCAAGCTATGAAAAAAGAGAGCGTGCATTAATGAGTGAGATGAGATATTGCCAAGGACCTAAGTGCCATCAGTATAAAACAAAGGATAGAATAAGAGGTAGCAAAGGCGATAAGCATTATGAAACGCGCAAGCGATCTTCATTCTATTATCTTGGTGGCAATGCGTGTTCAATGACGTGCGAACGTGATTGGTATAATAAGTTTGGCGAGATGGCTCTCGATCACTTCGGCAGAATACACGAGCCTAAAAGAACTAGCGCAAGTGGCGCTTGGTATAAGCATAGAGATTGGCGAGGATATGATAACAATGTGTATTACATTGTTAATGATTTACTTGGCGAGCGCCAACCCATTACACAAGCACAATACAATGATGAAAGTTTTGTTAGTCCATAACAAATAGTCGACGCGCTAACGCGCGTCGGCTCTCCCTAATCGCTACGCGATTAGGGTCCTTATCCAGCTTCAAATAACCACGGATCCGAAACCATCAAACCCCCTTAATCAAAAGGGGTCCCACTACTTTTGCCTTTATTGCTTGATTTAGAGTGTTATAGGCGTTAAAAACATGTTGGGACTCCTTATGAACCTAGAAAATATAAATATTTCAAAATTACCTGCAGATGTGCGTAAAACCTTCAAAAGATATCAGGTTATGCATGCAGAAAAAAAGATACAAAATCGAGCAAAAGAAGATTTTTTAAGTTTTGTAAAATGTGTTTGGCCTGATTTTATCGAAGGGTCCCATCATAGACATATTGCAAAAAAATTTAATGATTTGGCAACCGGTAAACTTAAACGTTTAATCGTGAACATGCCACCAAGACATAC